TTTACTACCCAAAGGAGGGGTGAACATGGAAAAAATCAGAGCAGCGGCTTATTGCAGAGTCAGTACAGATCAGGAATTACAGGACCTTTCCTTCGAGAGCCAGTGTAACTACTATCGCCAGCTGATTGAATCAGACCCTGAGATGGAGCTTGTTGATATCTACGGGGATCATGGTAAGTCGGGAAGGCATGTCGATGGCAGGCCGGAGTTCCAGCGCATGATCGAGGACTGCAGGGCGGGAAAGATCGACCTGATCTACACGAAATCCGTATCCCGCATGGCGAGGAACCTTTCCGATTTGATTAACACGCTTCGGGAATTGAAGAGCCTGAAAGTGGCGGTTGTCTTTGAGAAGGAAGGACTCGATACCAGAAGCGCAGCCTCGGAGTTGATGCTTGGGATTCTGGGGACTATCGCGCAGGAGGAGAGCCAGAGCATTGCTTCCAACATGCACTGGGGCAGAGAGGAACGCCTGAAGAAAGGACAGCCTTACGGGGCGGTTTCCTACGGCTACCGGGATCAGGGAAAGGATCACACCTGGATAACCGTACCGAATGAGGCGGCCCAGGTGAGGCTTGCCTTTCGACTGGCGAGTGAAGGAACACCTTACCCGGAGATCCGGCGGCAGCTCATTTGCCTTCAGAAAGAGGTCGGAGGAGACAGATGCTGGAGCCAGTACAATCTCCACTACCTGCTGACCAATCCCTATTACACCGGGGATTACATGAACAATAAGACTACAGTGATTATCCGGGATCATAAGCCGGTCAGGGTGGATAACGATGGTCTGGTGGATCAGTACTACATCGAAGAGCACCACGAAGCATTGGTCAGCCATGAAGATTTCGACTTTGTGCAGGAGCTGATAAGTCACAGCCTGCTCAATGCCAAGAGGAGCACCTTCTCAGACGAAGAGAAGGAACTGCTGAAAGAATGCGAGGAAAGGAGGAAGCTGCATGAGAGAAGCGACAAGAACACAGGTCAGAAGAGCGGCGAGGCCGAAGCCTGAAAAGAAACTCCGTGTGGCTGCCTACTGCCGGGTCAGCACAGACTCCGATGAACAGGAGACCAGCTTCAACACCCAGGTCGAGGTCTACGAGAAGCGGATTCTGGGAAATCCCAACTGGGAATATGCTGGTGTCTATGCAGATGAAGGATTGTCCGGCACCAGCGCTGCGAAGCGGGTAGAGTTCCAGAGAATGATGGAGGACTGCCGGGAAGGAAAGATCGACAGGATCATCACGAAATCCATCAGCCGCTTTGCCCGGAACACCTTGGACTGCATCGAATACGTCCGGGAGCTCAAGGAGCTAGGGGTAACGATCCTCTTCGAAAAGGAGCACATCGACACAGCCGGAGCCTATTCTGAGATGATCCTGACAGTTCTGGCAGCCTTCGCGCAGGAAGAATCCAGATCCCTTTCTGAGAACATCAAGTGGGGCGTCCGGAAGAGATTTCAGGATGGAACAGACCGCTGGGTTTCCATCTACGGTTACACCAAGGAAGGCGATGAAACCTACGTCATTGTTGAGGACGAGGCAGCGGTCATCCGGCAGATTTTCGATGACTATGAGCACGGCCTTTCCACGCTGAAGATCGGTGAGAAACTGGACGCAGCGAAGGTTCCGACTCCGCTGGGAAAAGCGCACTGGGATGCGGCGCTGGTCCATTCCATTCTGGAGAACGAGAAGTACTGCGGCGACATCATCCTGCAGAAGTTCATGACGGAAGACCACCTTTCCCACATCAGCGTCAAGAACGATGGCAGCGAGGTACCTCGGTACTACATCAAGGACCATCATCCGGCAATCGTGAGCAGGGAACAGTTCAAGAGGGTCGAGAAGATCCGCCACATGAACAACAAGAAGAATCCAGAGATCGGCGGGAACTATCCTTACGGGGATCTCCTGAAGTGTCCATTCTGCGGCAGGCAGCTTCATCAGAGCAAGCTGGGCATCTACGGCAATCAGCGTGGGTGGACCTGTGAGGGTGAGGACTTCCTTCTCCGATCGGACCTTCTTGATCCGGCTGTCCTGGAATGCTACGAGAAACTTCCGGTGGAAGAGCTGACTGATACCGATGATCCGGATGTGCAGACGATGCTTTTTTATAAGAAGAAACACAGGACATTTTCACAGGTCGACTTCTACTGGGTCGACGATCTGATCGACTCCATCGAGCTCGGGACGCATTCCGGGAAAGATGATCACACCGTGACGGTCCACTGGAAATGCGGCCTGACAACAACAGCCGAGACAGATCCTTCCAAGATGGCAGAATCGCCACAGGTGCTCTGCAAGCGGTCGGTTGAGAAGAAGAGGGAGCTGAAGGCAAGGAAGCTGGAGCTCAGACGGGAGAAGCTGAGGAAGAAGGAGTCACCAGAGCAGGTTCAGGAAGAAAATACAGATCTGAAAGCTCAGCTGGCGGAGCTCATGAAACGTCAGCAAGAGCAGGATGAGCTGATCAAGAAGTTATTGCAGAAGGCAGGGGCATAAAAACTCCTGCCTTTTTTATTGCCCGGAGGGATACAGGATGAAGATACACGTAGTCAAAAGCGAGCGCCATCAGCGAAGAAAACGGGTAGCCGCCTACTGCAGAGTCAGCACCATGGACTGTTCGCAGGAAGAATCCTACGAGACCCAGAAGGAATATTACGAGAACTACATCCGGTGCCACGATGAATGGGACTTTGCTGGGATCTATGCCGATCAGGGCATTACCGGTACCAGCGCGGAGAAAAGGCCGCAGTTCCTTGCCTGCATCAATGATGCGGTCAGCGGAAAGATTGACCTGATTCTGGTAAAGAGCATCAGCCGATTCTCCCGGAACATCGTGGACTGCCAGAGCTATGTGGCAAAGCTGAAGAGTTACGGAGTGGAGGTCTATTTCGAGAAGGAATCCTTGAGCACGATGGACCCGACCTCCGGCATGATCTTCTCCCTGATGGGGCTGATTGCACAGAGCGAAAGTGAGTCGATTTCGCAGAACATCCGCTGGGCTGTTCAGCAGCGCTATAAGAAAGGCGAATACCATATCGGGAACAATCAGGTGCTGGGATATGATGACGACAATGGCGTGCCGAAGCCAAACAAAGACGCATGGATTATTCGCATGGTGTTCAAAAGATTTCTGGAAGGCATGAGCTACTCAAAGATTGCAGAAGAAGTCAATTCTCATGGCGGCCACAGCCTCCGGGGCGCTCCGCTGTCTAAGAAGGATGTCGAGTACATTTTACACAATGAGCTTTACGTAGGTGATAAGCATCTCCAGAAAAATCCTCCGAAGAATTATCTTACACATCGGCCAGATCCGAGTATCGAAGCACAGGACTACTACCTGCAGGATGTTCACACCCCGATCATTGACAGGGATACATGGAATCGGACGCAGGAGCTTCTGAGTCAGCGGACTGAGATGGCAAAGGCAGGTGTGACATGGAAACCTGGATCAAGTCATTTTCTTCGAGGCAAGGTGTTCTGCGGGGAGTGTGGAGCTCCCTTCATGCGGAAGAATACCGGCCGTGGCAAATGGGTGAAGAAGGCATGGTGCTGTAAGGAACGCTTCAAAGGCAAGAACGGCAATGGCTGCAGGAACAGGATCATTCTTGAAGATATGCTGATTCAGATGATCGAAGAGCAGACAGGGCAGCCGGTCGATGATTCTTTTAACGGCAGAGTGGTGGTGTATCAGGACCGCATTGAGGTGAGCCTGAGCCCTGATGATAAGATCCCTGTCGCTTATAAATCTGAATAATAGAAGTTACACTTTTCGATGCCGAGCAGATTTACCAAATTTCTGGTATTTCTGGCTCGGCCTTTTTTGTTTGCTTCTGCCAAAGATTCTGCTGGCGCTTGCTATGTATATAAAAAGCCATTATCGTGTCTCCATGCAGGAAATCCAACCCCGGCCGGGACCTGCAAAAGGAGCTGAATGAAAGTTAATGTTTGGGACTATGAGTTTCCGAATGCCATGGAGAAATTGATGGCTACCATCCTGGGTGGGTACCTGGGAAAACACAAAGAGTTAAAGGAGGGATTGGTCAGGCAAGGGAAAGAGATGCCCATTATCGAAGGCAGTCTGCTGGCTTCATTACTGGATCAGGCAGTGGAAGATCATAAATCTCTGCTGGAGAAGAAAGATCCGGAGAATGAAATTGCAGATGTCCGGGAAGCCTATCTGGAGTTACTGCCGGATGGTAAGAAATTTGTTTCAGGAATGAGTGCAGAGTTCGCAAGATTCGTAACGGACCTCTGCCGATAATCAGAATATCCGTTCGAAGACCGCAAGGCCGCCAGAGTTAAGGTATGTTTGTTGTGCAGACTTTGGCGGTCTTTATTGTATTTCTTGTCGGTCTTCTCAGTCGAATGAACGCAGCTCTTCTTTCAGAGTCTGAAGGATGTGGAGATACAAGGCACGCTCTTTTTCTGAGGTGTCTTCGATGATATTCCGCAGATCATCTGTGATCTCATCCTGAGGATCAATTCCAAGAATCAATTCATCATATGAAAAGTTCAGTATCTGTACAATCTTGGCAAAGGAAACCAGACTGATGTTGGCGTGTCCGTTCTCAACCAGGCTTATGTATGAAATGGAAAGGTCGCACTGCTCCGCCAGCTGCTCCTGCGAGATATTCAGTTCTTTGCGCCGCTCCTGAATTCGGTTTCCGATAGCCTTGAGGTCAATAGACGAATCCATAAGCTGCCTCCTTCCGATGACATTTAACATATTCAATAATAAGCGAAGAAAATGTAATTTATAATTGAATATAGTAAATTTATGTGTTAAAACATTTAATATAATCAATGTATAAAGCAAGAAGATTGAATATATGAAATATAAGGAAAATGGGAGCTCTATACGATTCTTTTCTTCAATAGCTCCAAGGAAAATAGAATGGCTCTGGTATCCGTATATCCCGTACGGAAAGATTACGCTCATAGAAGGTGATCCGGGTGATGGGAAGACATCTCTTGTGCTCTCGCTATTAGCAATGCTGTCGAACGAGGGAGTTACACCGGATGGTGTCACACATCCCGATGAGTTTTGTGCCATTTATCAGTTCGCAGAAGATGGAAGTGCTGATACGATCGTGCCGCGCCTGCTGAATTTTGGGGCGGATCTATCAAAGATCGCATTTCTTGATTCAGATGTTACTTCTCTGACGGATTCAGTTCTCTGGGATGCCGTTCAGCAGATAAAAGCAAAAGTCGTGGTTTTCGATCCGGTCCAGGCATTCCTTCATAAGTCGGACGACATGAAGAACTTCAAGAGTATCAGGGCTACCATGAAAAAACTGGCAGGGCTTGCTGAGAACAGCTCCTGCGCGGTTATTCTTATCGGCCATTTGAACAAGAGTGAAAACAGCCGAACTCTATACCGGGGACTGGGAAGCATTGATCTGTCGGCAGCGGCGAGGAGTGTCTTGTTCGTCAGTCGACTGAAGGAGAAATCGAATGTCCGCATCTTGTCACAGGCGAAGAACAGCCTGGCTGCGGAAGGGGCGGATTATGCATTTGAAATTGATGAGAATGGAAAACTTGGATGGATAGGTCCATACGCAGCCGGTGATTTCACTGATGACGATTCTGATCAGCGAATCCGGATACCCAAGGTGGAAATGGCTGCTCAGTATCTGGTTGACTGGCTTTCTGACGGTGATCTCCCCAGTCTGGAGATATTCAGGCGTGCGCAGGAAAAGGAAATCGGCAGCAGGACTGTTGAGAGGGCAAAGATGAATCTGGACATTACAGCAATACACAAAGAGGATGGCTGGTACTGGCATCTGACGAACGAGATAAAGTAGAGGTGGACGTATGTTAGAAGAGGAGATGGCGTCCGAAAGCAAGGATACGATAAAACAGAAAATCCGGGCAAGGTATAAGGGCGTTGACAGGGACATACTGGAATTCATTCCTGCGAGGCCGGTAGCGAAGCTTTACGATGATGCTTCCTACAAGAGGGTCTGTGCCTACTGCCGTGTTTCTACCGGTGATCCTCATCAGACCACATCATATGAGCTGCAGAAGAATTATTACGAGGACAAGATCAATTCCGCTCCGAACTGGTCAATGGTGGGTCTCTATGCTGACGAAGGAATTTCCGGTACTTCCCTTATGCACCGGGAAGAGTTCAAGAAGATGATTCGCGACTGTGAAGCCGGAAAGATCGACCTGATTCTCACGAAGAGCGTGTCCAGGTTTGCAAGGAATATCGTGGATTGTCTTGAGATCGTTCGTGAGCTGAAGCGGCTGCCGAATCCTGTGGGTGTCCTGTTTGAAACAGAGGGGATCTATACCCTTGACGGTACACAGGGTGAGATGATGCTTTCCGTCATGGCGATGACCGCGCAGGAAGAATCCCAGAACAAGAGCGACATTATGAATCAGTCCATCGAGATGCGCTTCTCGCGGGGGATATTTCTGACTCCGGAGCTCTTGGGCTATGACAAGGATGCTGACGGCAATCTGGTTATCAACGAGGATGAGGCCGATACTGTACGGCTGGCCTATTACTTATATGACGGCGGATTTTCCAAGAAGGAAGTCTGCGACATGCTAACGAAGCTTCATAGGCGGACAGGATACAGGAAACAGACAAACAAGAATACCGATCAGGATCCTGTTTACAACACTCGATGGACACCCGCCGGTCTTACGCAGATGATGCGGAATGAGCGATATTGCGGTGATGTGCTGGCCCGGAAGACATTTACTCCGGACTTCCTGACTCATAAATCCAAGAGAAATAATCACGACAGGAATCAGTACATACAGCGGGATCATCATGACCCGATCGTCAGCAGAGAAGTATACGATGCGGCAGTTCAGATTATGAACGTTGATAGCGGTAAATCTCTTCCGAAGATGACGGTAGTTGATGACGGGCCACTTCGCGGTTTTGTGTCTGTTAACCGCACCTGGCGTGGCTTTACAGGCGAAGACTATGTGAATGCCTCAAAGAGCGCAATGGATGAGCAGAAGGCAGTTCCTGAGAAGAAAGCATTCCTCTCGGGATTTCAACTGGTGCACGGAGAATATTTCTATGACCATAAAGCTATGTCCATGACCATTTCAAAGGGCCTGCTGTCTTTTAACTTGAACTGCATCCGACAGCTGCAGGGAGTGAAATACGTTGAGCTCCTTTTTAACCCGGTCGACAGGTGCATGGCTATCAGGCCAACCGATGAATCAAATCCGAATGCCATTGCATGGTGTGATCTGAAAGATGGAAAGTACATCTCCAGGACCAGAAGCTGCAAAGGATTCTGTCAGGCATTGTTTTCAATTATGGGGTGGGACAGTGAGCAACGGTATACATTCACTGGCCGGTATCGTGAATTTCAGGGTGAACAGATACTGATCTTCGAACTTGCAGACACGATCAGCTATGAGGATGTTGAATCTGAAGGCAAGGAAAAGAAAGTAGCACATTACACAGATGAAGATGACGAGGAGTTTGGCGGCGACTCTGTCGATGAAGAAGCAGACTGCCTTGTTCCCGAGATGTATACAGCCGAGTGGGGCGTGCTCCGTCCTGCACGTACTTACAAAGGTTGCTATGGATTATCCGAGAAAAAATCAGAGGAGCTTCTTAGAGAGGCTCAGAAAATAATAGAAAGGATAAAATCGCAAAATGGAGGAGTTACAGAATCAGGAGATAACAGCCTCGGCTCAGAAGGCGATGGAGCTCGAGAATGAATTTGATTATGACGAGTATCAGGTTGTACGCAAGGAGCTTTTTGCGCATCAGAGAGATCCTGCTATTGTGATCCGAAGTGACAGCGTGAGCTTTAACACAGCCTGCATAAAAACATTTAAGGGAGTTGTTTATATTCAGCTTCTGATCAGCCCTGAACTTCATAGGATTGCTATCAAGAAGTGCGGGAAAAATGACAAGGATGCAATCCGCTGGTGCATTGAAAAGGCTGACGGAAGAAAAACACGTCAGATGAAATGCGTGCCCTTTGCCACAAAGGTATTTAAGACAATGGGCTGGGATACCTCTAAGCGCTATAAGATCCAGGGGTACAAGATTGTCCATGATGGCGAGGAATTATTTGTCTTTGACCTTACTGAACCGGAGATCTTTATTAACGGTGGGAGAAGGAAGAAGACAGCTGATGGACCAGCGGAGGATGAGCCTGTCAAGCCGGTAAGCCGCAAGCCTGAATTCCCTGAAGCCTGGCAGGGATCATTTGGCATGTCAGTGGAGGAGCACATTAATGCCCTGAATCTTGATATCCTCAATCAAATGCAGCAGGTTGATGTGAGGCAGAAAAAGGAGGTGAAGGAGCCCGATGTCATTATCCAATGAAGAAAAGAGGCTTTCTGTCGCTTTTAACTATAACTGGAACATGATCAACATTTCCAAGGGCGTGATGGATGTTCTTGGGAACTGCTCGTGTTTTCATTTCCTGATGAAAAAGGATGCGAATCGTATGCTGATCGAGGGCTGTACTGAGAAGGACAAGGATACCTTTGATGTGAGCTGGGACGCTGTAAATAGCAGATACCGAGTTATCTCTGCCGGGTTCATCAGGTATATCTATGATCGCTGCAATTGGAATAAAAGCGTCGGATACCGGGTTGGCGGGTACGTTCAGGACCGGTGGATTGCCTTTAATCTGGATGAGGCAGTTGTAGTGGCGGATCAGTCAAAGGAATAACTTTTCGCATCTAATAATCGAATACTATGCTGAAGAGCTTCTGAGGTCATCGCCTCGGAGGCTCTTTTTTTATGCCTTGTCGATCATAAACAGAAAACCCAGTTGCTGCTGACTGCGGAGAAACACAAGATGTAGTATTCGCAGAAAATTCCTGCCCGATATATTGCGTGAATCAAACTGGGAAAGTCGGGAAAATCTTGTTTATCAAAGACTCTGATATTCCAT